GTAAATACACCACCTGCACTTCCTCCAGCTAAAAAACCTTCTGATATTTTTCTGATATTACCAGTTAAAGTTGTTGAATCTGTTGTATGAGTATGGTTCTTGTTTTGATCTGTTTGTGTCGAACCAAAAACTCTACTTGCGTCAGTGCTACCAGTATTAGCCCAACCTCTAATAAATTGTCCTCTTAGATCAGGTAAAGCAAAAGTTGATGATCCATCTCCTACACCAAATGTTGTAGATATGGTAGAAAATAATGTTGCATAAGTTGACCTACTAATATTCGATCCATTACATTCTAAAAATCCTGATGGAGGTGTATTGGCTGCATGAGCGAGGATTGTACCTACAGGTACTCCAGAAGCTAAACCACCCCAAGCTGATCCGTTATATCCTTCAAATTCTGTCGTGGTGTTGTTAAATCTTATCTGACCTGTAGCTGCTGTTGGTCTTTGGGCGGTTGTACCACTTGGTAATTTTAATGCTCCTGTACCACCCATCACAATATCACCAGCAGAATCCACTGTGCCTGTAAAATCTGGATCAGCTTTTGTTGCTAATCCAAAGTTATTAGTATGTGCTGCATCTGTCAGACTTCCTAAAACCAACCAGCCATTATTTGAACTATTCCTAATTTTTAGTAAGTTTGTTGAAGTGTCTACCCATATCTTGTAAGCAACAGTAGTTGTAGGATCTGACGATCCACTATTTAAAGACTGAACATCCCCTAATACAGTATTAAGTTCGGCTCTAAAAGAAGAACCGACTTGGTTAGCTAAATTATAATCTGACGTATTACTCATTATGTAACCTCCTTACCAAAACCTGATGCTGCCCATACAAATGATCTTGGAACTGCTGAACTGCCATTTTTAAAAGTGACTTGAAAACCTGTCCTGCTTATATTAGCAAGTTCAAAGAAATCTCCTGTTTGTTGATTTGTTGGAGTCACTACTACAGTTGGTGTTTGCTTAAATGCGTTTGTAAAAGAAACAGAATATTGAGATGATCCAGTAGTAACTGGAGTCGAGATAGATTCTGTTCTTCCCTGTAATTCTAATTTAGCACCTAATTTAGTGACAGCTATATTTTGGTTAGTGTCATTACTTGTTAATATTGCTTTAAATTGAAATGCCCTACCTGTAATTAGAACATTACTAAATTCTTTATAGGCACTCCATGTTGGTGATCCTGATGGATCATCATTTGTTGATCTTACATAAACAGCAGCATTACATTTCGTAGCTTCAGTTAGCCCACCAACTTGATCTATATAACCCCAGCTATCAACTAAATCGACCCTATCATCCCATAAATTATTTAAGTTAAAACTAGACGCTTCAAGAACTTTTCTTAGGTTTACGTCATACGGCTGCGTTAAGTCTACAGAATTAGCAAAAACATATTCTCCAGTAGTAGATACCGCATTATTAGTTATCGCAAGTTTTAAAGCATCTAAAGAAGAATCATAAACTGTATTTGTTTTTGAACCAGTAAAGTTTGGTGTATGTTCATCAACATTACCTACTAACAATCTTTCAGATGGTGCTGGTAAATTGGTAGTGACTCTAGTATTATTCCAAGCAGAATCCTGTGAGCCTGGTGATGGACTTTCTCGCCCACCATCATCTTCAAATTTAATTAAATAAGTTCCTGCTAATAAAGGAACAATCTTCTGTGTTTGGTTTCCAGCAGCAGCTACAACAATATTCTGTCCATCCTTCCATTGAGCACCTGTTGTCTTGCTAGAGTGCCTGATTAAAGTCTTACCACCTAACAATACATCAAGTTCTGTGGCACGATCCCAACTTAATATTGCACTTGTTTCGTCAATCGGTAACAAACTAACTCCACTGACATTAGAAGGAGGATCAGTCTTACCCTTTGCTACGAAAAACGGACTTTGCGGTGTATTAAAGGTTGTGGATCGTAAACCAGAAGAACTTACGCTATAAACTTCAATTTGATAATTACCAGCGATAGTATCTAAAATTTCATAACTTTTTGAATTATCTACAGTTCTTGATACAAAGTTTCCATTCTGTAATCTATAACGTATGTAATGTGTATCTGAAGTACTTGTCCAACTAACAACAATTTTTACTCTTGCTATTCCAGTATTTTCATAAATAACTTCTGTTGCACTAACATTTGATGGTGCTGCTGGTGGGATGTCTAAATTAGTTACATCTCTTACTGGTAACGCTATACCATTTTCAATATGATTGTATTTACCAGAATTATATTCACTGGCAGTAATCAAATAATTAGTTCTATCTTGTTCTTGAACTTCTAATACTCTCCAAGTTGTTGTAAGAATGGTACTCGTTTCAAATATCCAAACACTATTAGGATTTGGTGCAACAGAAAAATGTTGACCAAGACTAAAAACAGTATTAGTAATACCTGAGACTGTAACTTGTTCCACTGTGCCATCGGGTAAAACAGCACTTAGTGTTGATGCACCTTGAATACTTAATCCAGTGGCATCATCTACAGTCACAGAATTAGTTGTCGCAGAAACAATACGACCACCTCTTCTTTCTCCGCTACGAACAGGATCAGCTATTTCAATAATCTGGCCTGGTCTTACAACTGCACCAGCATCTATAGAAGTGGTAAATGAAACAACCTCACGTTCTACATTGCTCATGTAGAGTAGCCATTTTGCTAATCTTGCAGCTTGACCTCTTGATGTACAAGCAAACGCATCAATATTTTTAACAACTGATCCATACCTTGCTTGGTTTGCAGTATCAATCTCTTCGACATAATTTACATCTCTTAATTCTAAATCCAAGTATTTTGCAACTACTACTGTAGGTCTTTGTCTTTGACTTGTATTTGAATAAGTAAATCCAGGCTCTAAAACATTAGCAAGTGTAAATAGATAACTAGCATCTTTTGGAGCATCTTGTGTAATCGTTAAATTACCAGCTTCATAGTATGGCATGGCTCTAAACACAGAACACATTTGATTTATCACGTTATACGCTTCTTGTTGATTATTAATGTTTACATTACAAGAGAAACGTGGTTCAGTAGCACCTGTTCCTGTGCCATCATCAACTTGTTGTGAACAATAAACTGAAGCCGCATAAAAACTAAATTTATCTATTTCAGTCTCAATAACATGAGCACCTAGCCCGTACCTAGACGATGTAAGAAGATCGTATAAACACCAAGCTGGATCGTTTGTATATTGTGCTGCACCTAGCGTTCCATTAAATGTTCCTGTGTAAGACAAGCTGCCATCAGCATTAACTGTTGCATTATGTGGAATCTTTACTTTTATACCCTTTACTAAATATTTTCGAGATGGAATTGATGAAAATTGTTCTGCATCTACTTTCAATCCAATTAATGCACTGTTTGGGTAACTTCTTTTGTCATACTTAATTTCAACATATGTATTAAATTGAATTTCATTTTGTAATTTTGATGATGTACTGTCTGCTGTAATCCTTTGTACTTTTATATTTACAGGAAACGCACCATTAAGATTTACAAGATAGTCTCTTACATATGGATCAGGTGTTCTACCAGCTATTTTTGCCGAACCACCAGACAAAACAGTTTGATAACCACCACCACTATATTGAACAAGAATCGCTAGTTCTACATCAGTACCAAAAATATCCCCTTCATCACTAAAGCGTTGCAGAGCAGGAACAGTTATTTGCAAAGAAACTGCATCAACATCTGAGTCTGTAATTTGTATAACTCTACCAGCACTACCAGAAGGAATAGCTGTTCCAGCACTAGCTACTGTTTTTGTTGTAGCAACATTTCTTGTTACTGGTATTACAGTTTGACTAGAAGTGCCTGTTCTTGTTTCAAATGAAACATCCTTAAAATTAAAACTACCATCAGCAGCTTGTAATGGTGTGTTGTTAAAAAATATAGATTTAGCACCATCAACTAAACCACTTATCTCACCTTCTCCTATAAGATCAAGAATCCTAGCAAAGGATTTAGAATCAAGATTATCTTTTTCTTCATGTGGAGTACCACCACCACCGCCGCCACCTTTTCCTCCACCACCAGAACCTATAATCTTCATACTTCTACCTGTTCGTTCTCAATATTTGCTGATATAACAACAGATCCAACCATAATTTCTCCATAAATTACAGGCACAGGAACACCAGCCCTTGATGTATTTTGTATTCCACTAAAATTAAATGATAATCTAGGATCTTGTTCTCGCTCTTCTACAGGTGGCACGGGTGTTAGCATTTGTGAAAGACCTTGAAAAGCCAAAGCAAAACCTACATTTTTTGCAAATGCAATCGCACCTAAATTTTTTGCTAACGCTGGCCCAAATAATCCACCACCAACTGCAAATCCTAGTCCAATAATAGCAGCACCTAATAAAAATTGACGAGTACCTCTACCCCCTTCTCCTCCAACAATAGGAACAATTTTTATATCTTCTTGTCCATTTGGATAATGTATTTCTTCTTCTTTTATTTCCCAATCACCAACTAATACTTTGTAATATCTATCTCCCATATGTGCTTCTAATTGTGGAAAATTAACAACTAAAAATCTTATTGCTTGTGCAGCACTATGTACTTCAGCTTCAAAGGTTTTCTGACCTAAAAACTTAGCAAGTTCTCCGTATAGTCTAATTTTCCTTAACATAACGAATCCTCTTACCTGTACATTTTAACAACCATTCATCTAATAGATCACGACTTGATAACCTATTTTGTAAATGATGCAAAACTGTTTGCTGTCCTAAGTAAACACCAATATGATTTAATCCGCTACTGCTTATTGACATTAATAATAAATCTCCATATTCTAAATCTTCCTCTGGATGTAATTCTCTAAATCCTGTTTTTGCAAAACAATCGACAAACATTGGATTTTTTACAAAATCTTCTGGATTATTTGGTCTAATCCAATCAATAAGTTCTATTCCTAATTCTTCTTTATACCAATCTCTACATAAACTCCAACAATCAGTTACACCCCAAACCCATTTTCTGCCTATTAAAGGTGCTTTATAACCACATGGTTCGCAATACTGCCAATCTTTTAGCTGTGGCTGAACTATCCACCATTTTAAATCTGACTTTTCACAGGCAACTCTATCTGCTTCACTTGGTTTTGCACTGGTAACTGGATGACTATGAACAACACCAACTATCTCTCCTTCATTATCTTCAATTCTTACCCAATCATCAGCATCAATAATAAATTGATCTGACGGATCAAACGCTAAATTTTTACAGGGGAAGTAAACTTCTTTTCCTTTTTTAATAACTAAAAGACCACAAGATTCTCTTGGTTGTTCCTGTATTGCGTGTTCTAATGCTTTATCTTGCCAAGTCATGCAAAAAACGATCCAACACCAGGAAAATCTTGAGGTAGAACCTGACGTTTTGGTAAACGTACTCCGTCTAAATCCATCTTAGCACTTAGTTCAAATTCTATTCCATTTCTGTTTTCTGCAACTTTTCTATCTATGAAAAATATTTGAGTTGCAAATGTAGCGGTAGGATCAGGTGTACCGAATGGATTTATACCAGTTTCCATGTCTATTTGACTACCATTCTCCTGTAATAAAAAACTACCATTTTCTAATAAAATATCTCCACCAGGAAAATTAGCATTATCAATATATCTGCTTAAAGTTCTAATACGAGTAAATTTTGCTCCCTCTAACCCTTGAGGTAAAGTTAGTATTAAAGTTGTAAATGTTCCTAGAATATTAGAAACAGATAAACGAGGTCGAGGTAATGTTTTAGAAGTAAAATCAAAACCACGGGCTTCTATCGGCATCCTTGTATATTGATTACCAGCAAAAATTACATCTTGGTTTTCATTAGTATTCACTCCATTATGAAAATAGTAAACTGTATTGGAACCATGAATAGCAGTTATTAACTCAAGTTGAAAAAGCTCAATAATACTACTTGGATTTATTTTTTGTAACTCTGATACAGGACTTGTCATTAAGGCTCAAATACTTGTTGAAACGTCATAGTTAATTTAGCTCTATTGACATAAGGAATTGTTTTAGTCCAACTAAGACATATCCACTTATATGCAGCACCACTTCCAGGGGGTTGCCAATCAAAGGAAGCACCATCTTCTGCTCTAGCTTCAAGAAATGCCTCTATAACATCAGAATCTGCTTCACTTACATCAAAATTAAGTGACCAAACATATGGAATAGTATTTAATCCAAATTTAATTCTATGTTGGTAACCATCATTGAATTGTGCAATATTTATTTTAGGTCTTGTAGTCTTACGAGCTTGATAAGTAGGACTAATTGAAGGAAAAGTAGCCATTATCCTAATAGACCTCCTGGGCGTTTTTCTTTAATCAGTTCTGCTTGAACTGCTGCTCCTATTAATCTACCTAACTCTTCTCCACCTGTCTCATCACCTTCAACAGAAGAACCAGAAGCATCTACATTTACGATTACATTTGTAGATCCACCAAGAGCATGATTTGGTGTAATCATTCCTGATACACCTGGGCTAAACATCTCAGGTCCACGTTCTCCAACAAGGTAACTGCTTCCACCTTTTACTGGACCGCCATCTGCTCTTTTAATACTAGATATTCCAAATGAACCTGGTTTTAAAGCTGAACCGCTTGGTATATTCGTTCCAAAGGTTCCAGGAGCAGGTTTAAATGGTGTAGGACCTCCAAAATTAAACATATTAGTAAACAATCCTAAAAATCCTTGTTGTATTTGTGTAGCAGCCATCCTTGCAGCAGCATCTAAAAAATGATCTGCAATTTTATTTAACATACTTCTAAACGCTTCTTGAACAGTCATTGTTCCTTTAATAATTCCTTTGAAAGACTCTTCAAATCCATCTTTTATTGCCATACTTAAATCTAATATTTGTCTTATTGGATTTAACATTTCTCTTAGTTGATCTGTAGGTGCACGAAATTCTGCTAAAAACTGCATTTGCTCATTTATTTTTATTTGATTTTCTAAAAGTTCTTCTGCGGTTAAATTTGTATCATCAAATTCTTGATTAAATTCTTTTTGTTTTTTAGTTCTAAATTCTTGTCTTTCTATTTCCGTATCGTATGCTTGTTTAAATTTACCTCTGCTATTTATAAAAACTGCATTAAAATCAAAATCTTTCATTTTTTGATCTGTTGCACTTTTTCTTCTTATGTTAATAATTTCTTTTTGAAGTTCTAACTGAGCTTCTAATGGTCCTTTAGTAGCTAATGTTTGCAAAAGTTCTCTTCTT